AAGGCGCCATGAAGTATGAATTTACCATAGCGCAACAGGCATTTAATCCAGATCCATTAAACGACAGTGATAGATTTATCTATCCAGCAGAGCTATATCGCCAAAGAACAGGACGTGATATGCCCGTGCGTCGAGTATGGGCAACTAACAAAGAACAAGCGATCAGCAAGGCTCGCACATTCTTCCCAAGAGATTTTGATACTATCCCAGAAGATTGGTTAAAGATCAACGTGGTAGGAATATAAATACACAATGCTGACTTTAGAATTATTTGAAGAATTACAAGGACCACCAGAGCCTACCCTAATTGACGCCTTGCGTGATTTTTTACCATTGGCTATCAAGCATCTAGAACTTAAAAAATTACCTAAGATTAAACTGCTAGATGAGATCGAAACAGAACACATGCCATCATTTGGTAAGTTTAGCAATGATGATAGCACGATACATCTAGGCATTAAAAATCGCCACCCAAATGATATCTTACGCACTTTAGCACACGAAATGGTGCACTATGCTCAAGGGCAACGTGATGAATTAGACTCAGGCAGTGGAGCTACAGGTAGTCCCGAAGAAGATCAAGCCAATGCAGAAGCTGGTGTGATCATGCGTGAGTTTAACCAGCAATTTCCTCAGTATATGGAACTTAAACCCATCATGCTTGAGAAATGGAGCAAAAAATACAAAAAGAGTATCAACTGTAGTAACCCCAAAGGGTTCAGCCAAAAGGCACACTGTGCTGGTCGTAAAAAACACACTTCAGAACAACTAGACGAAAACCAAGAAAAATATATCATTTATCTAAATGACAGACCAGTCTCTACATATCCTACACATAGAGAAGCAGAAAATCAAGCGAAAATGGTCGCACAAAAATTTCCTACAGCAAAGATCGATATCAAGAAAGAAGTCTGCACATTATCACCAGTACAACTAGCAGAAAATCTACGCGATTGGTTTAAGAAAGACAAATGGGTACGCATGGACACCAAAGGTAACATCAAAGGACCTTGTGCTAGAGAGCCCGGCGAAGGTAAACCTAAATGCTTGCCACAGGCCAAAGCACACGCCTTAGGCAAGAAAGGTCGTGCCGCGGCAGCACAGAAAAAACGCAGAGAAGATCCTGATCCCGATCGCCGTGGTCCTGCTAAAAATGTAGCCACTAAAGTCCGTGAACAATCCACACGCAGAGATCCTAAAGATCTAACTGCTCCGACTGATCAAGAACTAGACAAACTACATCATAAATTTATACCTACATGGAGCATGCTGGATCATGATCTACTAGCCACTGCTTATGATTTTCAAGATGATGACACTGCTTTATCTTATGTAAATCAACTAGACGATGTCGAACAAAGCATGGATCATAATGCGGTAATCACCATAGACAATGCTAGGGTCAGCATCAAAGTAAGGACCGGAGACATAGATGGACTATCGCGCCTAGACTTTGAATTCGCGTTAAGGGCAAACGATCTGGCTAAACAATTACAGGCCGATCAACTGCCACATGCAACTAATGCCATCAATGAACAGCAATTTGATGAAAACTGCTGGAAAGGCTATCACAAAGAAGGTAATAAGAAAATGTTTGGTAAAACTGTGCCAAACTGTGTTAAGAATGAGAGCAAAGAATCATGTCCAGAGTGCGGCGGTGCTATGTATCCTGAATCGATGTTAAATGAAAAACAAGATGCCTGCTATTACAAAGTAAAAAGCCGTTATAAAGTATGGCCCAGTGCTTACGCATCAGGAGCATTAGTGCAGTGCCGCAAGAAAGGCGCAGCCAATTGGGGCAACAAAAGTGCTAAAGAGAGTGTGGCGGAAAACTTTGCAGATGGTAAAGGTCCAGGACGACCAGGTGATAGTCAACGCCACGGTATACCCAAAGGTGCTACAATAGCACAACTAGAAAAAGCCGCTAAGGCACCGGGACGTAAAGGACAGCTAGCACGCTGGCAGATAAATATGCGTAGAGGGAAAAAGAAATGAGAGATTTAATCACGATCATAGAAGCTCTAGAGCAAGGTTGTCCACCAGCTACACAGGATATCACCCTTAATCTAAAAAATCGCCAGAAAGCCATAGATGAATATCACTATGGTCCCTTAAATCCAAATGACCCCAATGATGAATATTGGCAAGAACTAGCAGACAAATGGAACACTGATGACATAGAATCAGTCAAACAAAACCGCTGTGGTAACTGTGCGGCTTTTGACATATCCGAAGACATGCTAGATTGTATAGCTAAAGGTATAGGAACAGAACCAGGATCAAATCCCATGGACACTATTGACGCTGGTGATCTAGGCTACTGCAAATTCCTTAAATTTAAGTGTGCAGCTAAACGCACCTGTGACGCTTGGGTCGAAGGAGGACCAGTTACCAAATGAAAATCAATGAAATCTTAACAGAAGCAAATTTGCCACGGGCTGGGGGATTACCTCAGGCTAAACAACCTAAACTTAAATTGCAACCAGTGATAAAAGGGTTAGCATACCAATGGTTTTTAATATATTATGGTTTACATCATGCAACGGAACCAGAAATAGTAAATGATCGTGCAGGGTATGCTGCAGAATTAGATAAAGTAGCTAAAAAATTAGGACAATTAGGATTTGCGATCCAATATGTTCCTAATCTTCCGGATCTGGGTGATGGCGGCGGAGGTGAAGGAGTTTATCTAACACATATTGCTAGCAAACAAACAGCGGCCATTGATCAGTATGACTTAGATCAAGATTATGAAAAATTCCTTCCATTGGCGTTTAAAGCACTTAATGGTAGTGTTAGCGAAACCAAACAAAGATTAGATTCTAAGACTAAAGTCAAAGGTGGTGTACATGTAAACAACTGTGTACCCATCGAAGAAACCTACGAGGGAGATGAATTTTACGAAGCCTATGGTGAAATGTGGTATAACGAAGATCAGCAGTTGGATGAAGCAGAGTATCATGGTCGTAAAGTACCTCTTGGTAAGCCTATGCGTGGTGATGTTAAGAAGTTTAAGGTTTATGTTAAGGATCCTAGTACTGGCAATATCAAAAAAGTAAACTTTGGTGATCCTAACATGCGCATCAAGAAATACATTCCAGCACGCAGAAAATCATTCCGTGCCCGTCACAACTGTGCAAATCCTGGACCCCGTACTAAAGCCCGTTATTGGTCATGCCGTAAATGGTAATGTAGATGACCAATTGGGATATCTACGTAAGAGAGTCGTATGATATCGTTCGCAGAGCAGAGTGCGAACTAACAATTAATTTGGCACACGAAGTAGAAGCATACATAGTCCATTTGTTCGCACACTATCTAGATAAACCCTTGGTCAACACAGTTCCGGTGGGTGTTAAACTACTAACCAGTGTCAATCTTCCAGTCAAAGCCAAAAAAGAAATGCTGAAAAATGTAGGCGATGAATGCTTGTTAATCAACAGCATGGAATGGGGCAAACACCGTTGGCCTACAGAAATATATTATGCTGACATGGGGCAGATGGCTTATATCAGCCGTGCTTATGCTGAAAGACCTCCAGAAGATCTATACGATGATCTGGCTTACCAATTCCAAACTGCAACAAGAATATTACGTAAATGTAGGATTTCATGAAGATCAATTTAGTATTATCAAAAAGTAACTGGACCAGTTTCCATCAAGTAGCATTTACAGATCTAATATCAGAATATTTTAATATAGTGTATATAGAAGATCAAATACCAGAAAAAGCGAATTCACTTTTAGTTTCAAATCTTACAGCAGACCGCTGGTATCAAGAACTACATCAACAGGGGTATCCATTAATAATAGACCTTTTATGGGGTGTTGGTGAATTAAGTTTGCCTAATTCTTTCAGATTAATTAATCTCAATTGGTTTTGGTATCACGAAGCTTTGCTCTACTATAGAAAAGGCTATGGTCAATATGTTCCCAATAGGAATTATTCCAAAAAAGCCTTAATGCCTATGGGCCTACGCAAAGAAAGTCATGATCTGCTGTTTGATCATGTTGGAGAATATTTGAACGAGTTTGTTTACAGTTATATTGAAAGACTAGGAAAATATTTGCCCAATGATGCCCCAACAAATTTTTCTGGGACACTTATGCAAAATCAAAGATATTTCAATCCTGAGTGGTATGATCAGACTTATTTTAGCCTAGTATCAGAAACTTCGATAAATGATAAACAAATATTACACGTAACTGAAAAGAGTTTCAAACCTATCGCATTTTATCATCCTTTCATGATTTTTGGGCAACCAGGATTACTAAACTATCTACGTAATCAAGGATTTGAAACTTATGATAATCTTTTTGATGAAAGTTATGATACTTGTCATGATAAATTAATAAGGGTTAAAAAAATAGTGGATAATATAAAACTATTTAAGTATATAGAATATGATAAATTAACAATCGAAAAAACACTACATAATCATCATTTGTTTTTTGATATCCAATTAATAAAAGAGCGTGTCAAAAAAGAAATAGTAGATCCGATTATAGATTTTTTTGAAAAACACTAGACACGGATATATAATTATAGTATAATAAATTTTTCAATCAGGGAGAGTCAACCATGGCATCAAAAATGTTTTCAGGCGAACAAAAAGCCAAACTAACGCAATTAATCAACGAAGGTATCGCAGTATTGCAAGAAGTAGAAGACTTATCAGCAGGCCTAAATGATACCGTTAAAGCAGTGGCAGAAGAATTAGAAATCAAACCAGCTATCCTTAAGAAAGCTATCAAGATCGCCCAAAAATCAAAATTAACTGAAACTAACGCTGACCACGAAACTCTGACAGACATCTTAGAAACTGTTGGTCGCACGGTTTGATTGACTGGCACAAAACTGTCAATTTTATAAAGAAAGATTGGCACAGCCATCCGGTTAGATTATGTTTAGAAGTCTTTAATTGGTTTCTAAACATCATAGTTGTAGTGACCTTTGCCGCAACTGTACCTAATGTACCATTTTTAGTAGTATATCCATTGTTCTTTTGCTGTCTAGCGATTAGCATGTACTCAGCATTGAGCAGAGGAAGTTTTGGATTGTTCATGACAAGCCTGACTATTTTTCTAGTAGATCTTGTAGGATATGCTAGATTGCTGTATAATTAATAGAATACCGCCCACTCCGGGCATGAAGAGTGTGTGTGAGCTAGAAGTCGCACAAAAAGGAAAAAGATGAGTTACGTAGACGCATTGTTCGATAGAACAAAAGATCGCATTTATATCGTTGAGCGTGTGAATGGACAAAGAGAATACAAAGAATATTCTGCAAACTATACATTCTACTACGATGATCCTCGTGGTAAGTTCCGTACTATATACGACACCCCAGTGTCACGCTTTAGCACACGCATAGGCAAAGAGTTCCACAAAGAAGTTAAAATCAATTCAGGTAAACGCATCTGGGAAAGTGACATCAATCCCGTGTTCCGTTGTCTCGAAGAAAACTATCTAGGACAAAAATCTCCCAAACTACAAACAGCATTCTTCGACATTGAGGTTGACTTTGATCCAGTCAGAGGATTCAGTCGTCCAGAAGATCCATTCAATCCAATTACTGCTGTGTCAGTATATCTAGATTGGCTAGACAAATTAGTTACCATGGTTATCCCACCTAAGAGCATGAGTTGGGAAACTGCTGAAGAGATCTGTAAGCAGTATGATAACTGTTTCCTGATGGAACGTGAAGAAGACTTGCTTAAAACATTCTTGGACTTGATCGACGATGCTGACATCTTAAGTGGGTGGAACAGTGAAGGCTTTGATATTCCGTACATGGTACAGCGTACCAATCGTGTGCTGAGCAAAGATGACACACGCAGATTCTGTTTATGGGGGCAGTTCCCCAAGCAACGTGAGTTTGAACGCTTTGGTGCGGCTAATATGACATTTGATTTGATTGGTCGTGTTCATATGGACTATATGCAACTTTATCGCAAGTATACATATGAAGAGCGACATAGTTACAGTTTGGATGCTATTTCAGAATATGAACTAGGTGAAAGTAAAACACAGTACGAAGGAACCTTAGATCAATTATATAACAAAGACTTTGCTAAATTCATCGAATACAATCGCCAAGACACAGCCTTGTTACACAAATTAGATACCAAGCTAAGATTTTTGGATCTTGCTAATGAGTTGGCGCATGATAATACTGTATTACTACAAACTACTATGGGTGCAGTGGCAGTTACCGAACAGGCCATCATCAACGAAGCACATCAACTAGGCATGGTAGTACCAAATCGTAATCGTGATGAACAGTTTGATACACAGGCCGCAGGTGCCTATGTGGCAACACCCAAGGCGGGCATGCATGATTATATCGGTGCCATTGACATCAACTCACTATATCCTTCAGCGATTCGTGCCCTAAACATGGGTCCAGAAACTATTGTAGGTCAACTGCGTCCTACAATGACTGAACACTATATCAAAGAAAAACAAACATCGGGTAGCAGTTTTGCTGACGCATGGGAAAACTTATTTGGATCGTTAGAGTATACTGCTGTGATGAATGGTGAAGTTGGCACAGAGATTACCATTGACTGGGCCAACGGCTCCAGTGATATATTAAGTGCCGCGGACTGTTGGCGACTAATATTTGACAGCAACAAGCCTTGGATATTATCAGCTAATGGCACTATCTTTAATAATGAACGCAAAGGTGTTATTCCTGGCTTGCTAGAACGTTGGTACGCTGAACGTCAAGACATGCAGGCTAAGAAGAAAGAAGCAACTACAGATGAAGACACGGCGTTCTGGGACAAGCGACAGTTGGTTAAAAAGATTAATCTTAACAGTTTGTATGGTGCTATTCTTAATCCAGGTTGTAGATTCTTTGACAAGCGCATTGGTCAATCAACTACACTTACAGGCAGGACTATTGCCCGTCACATGGATGCATACATAAACGAATGTATAACAGGTGTATATGATCACACTGGTGAAGCGATCATATATGGTGATACAGACTCATGTTACTTTAGTGCGTATCCAATGGTCAAGGCTGATGTTGAGGCAGGTAAGATGGAATGGAATAAAGACATAGCAGTGGGCTTGTATGACAGCATCGCAGATCAAGTCAATGAAAGTTTTCCAGCATTCTGCGAGCGTGCATTCCATACTCCACGTAAGCAAGGTGAACTAATCAAAGGTGGTCGTGAACTGGTAGCACTCAAAGGCCTATTCATTAAGAAGAAACGCTATGCAGTGCTGATCTATGATATGGAAGGTCATCGTTTAGATAGTCACAGTACTCCAGGCAAAGTAAAAGCCATGGGTTTAGACTTGAAGAGATCAGATACTCCAAAGGTAATCCAGGACTTCTTGAGTGACGTCTTATTATCTGTATTAACTGGCGCAGACCGTGATACTATTATTACCAAGGTACGTGACTTTAAGTTACTGTTTACAGAGCGTCCGGCTTGGGAGAAAGGCACTCCCAAACGTGTAAACAACCTAACCAAATACAGTAAAGAAGAAGAACGTCTGGGTAAAGCTAACATGCCGGGACATGTGCGTGCAGCGATGAATTGGAACAACTTAAAACGTATGATGGGTGATCAATACAGTATGAGTATCGTCGACGGTATGAAAACCGTTGTGTGTAAGTTAAAAGAAAATCCCCTGGGCTATAGCAGTGTGGGTTATCCTACAGATGAAACACACATTCCTGCGTGGTTTAAAGAGTTACCATTTGATGATGCTAGTATGGAAACTGGTATTGTAGATCAAAAGGTAGAAAACTTATTAGGTGTGTTGAAATGGCAAATCGCCGAGAACACACAGATTGCCACAACCTTTGATAATTTATTTACTTTTGAATGATGACCAAATTAAGCGAACTAGTAAGATTTAAAAACAACGTCAGAGATATCATCGATAGTTTGTCCTTAGATGACATAATATCTGAAAAATTACTTACTATAGAAAATCTACAGCATAAGTTTGACCAGTCTGAGTATGATTATGGTCAATATATAGATCAATATACAAAGATATATCAGAAATTACTCTCTGACAATAATGATATAATAGATTTCATGCATCAATCTCTGAAGGAAATCGAAGACGACATCAGGGTTCTAGGTACAACACTTTCACAGGAATCAAATGAATATTTTTTATGGGCTAACTCAGATGTGACTAGTGTCGTTCAATCCAGGATCAGTAGTTATAGTAGTTGGCAGTATCCTGGATTGCAGCTAAATTGTAGGTATTACCCAGGCTTCTCTGAGAATGAGACGAACCCTTTATCTGAATCAGAGATGAAATATGTAAGTGCTACAGACCATATTAATTCCATGGTAGCCAGTGATCCTTTATATCTAGCATCATCAAACATGTCTGATTTATATAGAATAATTTCCACGTATCCTGATGTTTATCAGCGTAGAGTTCGGCTATATGACATAACAAATTTTGATTTATCACTATTACCACAATCTCAATTTGGTTTCATACTCTGTTGGGATTTCTTAAATTATGTTTTATTTGACCGCATTGAATCCTATTTGAGACTGATGTTTAATCTATTGAGACCCGGTGGAGTATTGATGTTTAGCTACAATAATTGCAACATAGAAAGTTCTGCAGCATTAGTAGACAGCAAACAAGCATGTTGGGCAAACTCTGATCAGATGAAAAAGTTAGCTCAGAGTGTGGGGTTTGAAATTGTTGCTACGTATGATCTAGAATCTAAATATACTAGTACCCCAACTTGGACTATTCTAGATGAAACTATTCCAGATCCTCATCGTCACGATTGGAAAACAAATAGTTGGACCAGCTGGATAGAAGTTCGTCGCCCGGGAACATTAACCACAATCAAACTAGGACAGGCCATGGGCACCGTACAATCAAAATAATTTCATCAAACCCATTGCAAAACCTAAATAAACCATATAAAATATATTATCAAAGGAGAATTAAATGAGAGACCATCTATTAGACATCGTTCGTAACACGTATGGCTTGGGCATTATTGACCTAGTTAAAGTGTCAGGCACAGATTCAGAAACTAATATCGAAGCACTAGCAGAAGATCGCAGTGTTATCGTCCAGGCTAAATTAAACGGACCAGTAGCAGAATTTATTGGTACATTTGGTATGCCAAACTTAGGTAAACTAAACACTATCTTAGGTATTCCAGAATACAAAGAAAATGCTAAAATCACGTTGACTAAACAAGATCGAAATGGACAATCTGTTCCAGTAGGCTTACATTTTGAAAATGCCGCAGGTGACTTTAAAAATGATTATCGTTTTATGAGCCAAGAGATTGTCAACGACAAACTCAAAACAGTTAAGATGCGCCCAGTGACATGGCATGTAGAATTTGAACCAACAGTGGCTAATATCCAAAGACTTAAATTCCAAGCTAGTGCAAATGCAGAAGAAGCAAATTTCACTGCTAAAACTAACAACGGTAATTTAGAATTATCATTTGGCGATCATAGTAGTCACGCAGGTAATTTTGTGTTTCAAGCTGGTGTTACTGGTACATTAAGTAAAAATTGGTCATGGCCAGTTAATGCTGTATTGAGTATCTTAAACCTAGCAGGTGATAAGAAATTTAGTATCAGCGACGAGGGTGCGGCACAGATCACT